TCGCCTGCTTTACGGGCCGCTTCGACGATGATGTTACCGATTTCTTCTTCAAGACCTTCTCGCACGCACAGTTGCACCTCGTCATGGACCCAGAGGCAGAAGACGAAGTCTCCAGACCAAGGGTCATCCCAGTTGTATGTGAAGCGCCGCTCGCACTCTTCGAATGCAGACGCCACCCATTCCTTGCAGACGATTGCGCCTGCGGACTGAAGCATGAAGTTGAGGGCTGAGTGGTCCGAGCGGATCGGGATGACGCGCCCATCGAGACCGATGATGCGCCCGCGCTTCTGCACCTGCTCGCTGATCTTGGATTGGAGTTTGCCGAAGCCGGCCAGCCGCGTCAGAAAGGCATTTCGTACTGATTTACCGACCGAGCGGAGTTTCCTCTCACCCGGCGGTAAGTTGTCTCGGCCAAAGAAGTTGGCGTATACTGCCTCGCCAGCCTCACCGCATGTTCTTCTGGCATTGAGTAGAGCTTCATAAACGATCGAACCAGCCATCTCATCTCCGCATCCGTAGATGTAAGCGTAGATAAAGCGCTTCGAACCGTCGTCTCTGATGATGGTGTGGAGCTGATTGTGTTTGTCACGTTCACCTTCTGCTAGGCCCATGATGACCGCATGGAGCCAATGAGGATCACCTTCGATAACCGTCTTGCAGTATGCGCCTCCGTCGAGAGGAGCGAGGTAGTGGGCGAGAGCGCGCAGCTCCAGGCCCTGTTGGTCGGCACCGAGGAAGCTCCAGCCGCGAGGGGCGTGGAACAGTCTTCGGAATGCTTTGCCGTAGGGCTTCTTTGCGGAGGGCACTTGTCCCAGGTTCGGGAACATGTGTGCCGCGCGAGACGTGATGGTGCCCATGGGGTTGATGACGCCGTGAATTTTGCCATCTTCCTGCACGCAGTCGATCAGCGGATACTTCGATGACTTGCCACCAACGAGTTGCGACAGTCGCTTGTTGATCATCAGCAGCGTGGCCAGCTCGCCCATATCAGGGAATTGGTTGCCGATGCTTTCGATCACCTCTTCGTCCATTGCAGGCTTACCGCCCTCAGTGAACTTCGTTGGCCGCCACCCCTGCTCCATCAGCACCTTGGATAGGTGATCACTGGAGCCTGGGTTGAACTCGACGGGCTTGATCTTGGTGCACGGGTAGCCTTTGAAGTGCTTCACGGTCTTCATCTTGACCGTGCCGTCCTTCTTCAGCTTGTCGGTGGGCACCTCGGTCACCCACTCGTCACCCCAATAGCCTGCGTCAGCATTGGCTTTCTTGGGGACGAACAGCGCCTTGGTCGGATCGGGGCTCGTGGGCGCATACCAGAACCCGTACTTCTCCTTAAGCTTCACTTCGATATCGTGCTTCTTCCCAACCAGCTCGGCCTGAAGCTCGCCGGCTGCCTGTAGGTCGAAGGGCACGCCCGCGATGTTCATGGCATCGCATACGCGGGCAATCCGATGCTCAAGGTCCAAAGGTTTCTGCGGGTACTGGTCTGGGTTCAGGTGCTTCCACAGATCGAAGTTGGTGGAGCAATCCTGCAGCATGTAGGTGAACATGTCCTCGCTGAACGTGCCCCACACGTACTCAGCGATAGCCTTGGGATTGTCGAGGCCCAACTGGCGGGCCTTGGCTTCCATGATCTGCGCGTAGTCGCCCTTGGGATTTCCGAGGCGGTAGCCCCAGGCTCCCATGGAGTGCTTGCCTGCGTATTTGTTGCCGGGCGGCATCTTGCCGGCTTCAACGAGGGCTCGGTCGGTGGCCTTCAGGTTCGGGAAGATGGTGCGTGAGATGATCATGGTGTCCTTTAGGAGGACCCCTGGTCTCGGCTGCCATTTGTGAAGCTTCTTCAGAAGAGGTTGGTCGTGGCGGATGATGTTGTGGCCGATCAGAACGTCGGCCTTGTCCATCTCAGCGATTGCAGCGTCTATCTGGTCAGGGCGGTAGCCCTTAGCTTCCCCTGTGTCGACATTGGTGATGCCGATGCAGTGAACCTTGGTGGCGTTGGCGACGAACCCGTTGCTTTCGGTGTCGTACAGCAGCCTCAGCATGTGCGGTTCCAGCCGATCACACGCTGCCACAGGGGCCTCTTTGCGTCCTCGGCTTCGCACTTCTTGAGCCAGTGATAGTTTTTGACCTTGCGGTCCCAATTCGACATCAGCTTCTCAAGCATGGGCTTCTTCTCCCACGCCAAGTCGCGCGCACGTTTTACCGCGCTCTTCACGCCTTGGTAATCAGCTTCTCTGCGGGCCTGATATAGGATCGCTTCGGCCTCTTCATGCGTGATGCCGTACTTGGTCAGGAAGCTTAGGTCGCGCTTACCGTGGGACACGTAGGTGATGTACTCGGTCACTTGATGTCCCAATGCTTCTTGACGATGGCTGTCTCAGCGGTGTCGCTGAGTGTGAACGGATTGTCCTTGCTGTCCACTTGCTGGACGAACAACGCGAAGGCGGCGACGTCGAGCACCTTGTAGATGGTGATCTTCTGGTTAGGAAAGCGGTGGTCGCAGTAGTCGTAACCCAGCTTGACGATCAAATCGCCTCTGTCGATTTCTCGGCCTAACTTGTCCTTCAGAATGGTGTGTCTCCTTCGCTGTGTTTCTCGTGCGGATCGAACCCGGCCGCGTCGGTGAACGCTGTCACCACCTCGTACCGGCCCTTCTCCACGTTCCATTTCAGTCGATCAGCCTCGCCCGTCTCGCCGGTAACGCGGCACTTGAGGGAGCGTAGCTGTGCGTAGAGCTTCTCTTGCTCGTCTTGCTGATTGCGCTCGGCAGCCAGGACGTTGAACGACAGCTGCTCCAGAGAGGCAGAGCCGCGCATGTCGCTCAGGCTGATCTTGCTGCCCTCGTTGAAGTTCTTCCCTTGGGTGCGCTTGAGGTGAACTACGGCGATCACACCACAGCCCGTCTCCTTCACGAACGACGCGAGCTTCGTCATTAAAACGTCTATGTCTTTTCTCTCCCCTTCGGAGCTACTTTCCAATCCCGATGTAACTATCGATATATGGTCAAGTACACAGAACGAACATCCGCTCGCCGCCATGAAACGCATCATGGTCAAGAGGCGGTCGCTCTCCATCGAGCCGAAGTGGTCGTAGAACATCATGCCGTCCCAGACCACAGCAGCCAGTGCCGCGTCCCAGGTGTCGTCCGAGATGCTCTCAGGATCGTTGAGCACCTGCTTGAGGGGCACACCAGCATGCAGCGCGCAGTAAGCGGCCACCGAGGTGTCGTTGTCCTCCTCCAGGTAGATGTTGCCGACCTTCAGGCCGTGCTCCATACGCATGTGGTACGCGATGTCACGGGCAAGGGTCGTCTTGCCTACGCCAGAGCCGGCGATGATGGTGGTAATCTCCGCATCGCGGAGGCCCATCCACATCTCGTTGAGCTTGGCCCAGGGAAGAGCGAAGCCTTTACGCTTCTTCAGCTTCATCCGATCCCTGGTGAACTCACGGCCCTCGCGGATACCATCAGGCCTGTAGAGCTTGGCGTCCCAGAAGGCACGCACGAGCGCAGCAGGACCGTGCTCCTTGGCACACAGGACCTCGTTGGCGTCGTTCTTCGGCAGGCTGATGATCTTCACCTTGCCGACCGGCAGCAGCTCACACGCCTTCTTCAGCGCCTTGCGGCCGGGCTCGTCGTCGTCGAAGGAGAGATAGATTTCCTCGAACGCGCAGAGCTTCTCGTAGTCCTTCAGGATCGCCTTCTCGACCGAGCCTGTGCCGTTCGGCAGCGAGCCCCAATGGTACTTGCCATCGAATGCTTCGCAGAACGACATCATGTCGATTTCGCCCTCGGTGATGCACACGCGGCGACCATCGGAGGGCCACAGCCAGGAGCCAACGATCCCTGGGTCCTTCGCGGCTGGCCCGAAGAACGGAAACTCTTTGTCCTTGGTCCGCAGCTTCTGTCCGCGCAGCCTGCCTCCCTCACCCTTGAAGTTCTGGATGTGGACGCGGTTGCCGAACTTGTCCTTGCCGATCTGGTAGCTGAACTTCTTACAGGTCTCTTCGCTGATCTTCCGAGCAATGAGCGCCTCGGTCCAGCCTTGGATGGGCGTCCAGTCGCCGTCTTCCTCCGGGTCTTGCCGCTTGTGCAGGGCGGGATTGCCCCCTTTTACCTTTGGTACGTTCTTGTTCTCGCAACGATAGCACCAGGAGCCA